GGTACTCCAACGCGCCGTGGTGCTCCACGGGCTACGGTCAGCAAACCGCGCAAGCCATCCAAAGGCTCGCGAAAGAAGGGCACGAAGTAGCCATCCATGCGATGTACGGACTCGAAGGAGCTCCGTCAACGTGGAATGGAATAAAGATTTATCCTCGCGGGTTGAACGCGTACAGTGACGACATCATCGTTGCGCATTGGATGGAGTGGACTCATAAGTCAACTTTGCCGAAGTTGTTGATGACGTTGTTTGATGTGTGGGTGTTGCAGGCTCCGAACTTGGATAAGGTTCCGAACATTGCGTCGTGGGTTCCGATTGACCATGCTCCGATTCCGCCTGCTGTGTTGGCGTGGTGTAATCGTCCGAATGTGATGCCGATTGCGATGAGTCAGTTCGGTCAGGCTGAGTTGACGAAGTCGGGTGTTCGCAGCGTGTATGTGCCGCACGGTATTGAGTCGGTGTTCAAACCAACCGAGTTCATCAATGACACGAACGGGAAACGTATCGCGGGTCGGGAAATCATTGATGTTGACAAAGACAAGTTTGTGGTGATGATGACGGCCGCCAACAAAGGTACGGTTCCGAATCGTAAAGCGTTCGCTGAGAACTTTATGGCGTTCGGCATGTTTGCGGCGGATCATCCTGATGCGGTTCTGTACATGCATTCGGAGGCGACCGGGTCGATGGGTGGGATTGACTTGAACACTTTGGCAAAGGCGTGCGGTATCAAAGATGAGCAGATTGTTTGGGCTGACCCGTACCTGTATCGGCAGGGTTTGCCTGATCGTGTGCTGGCTGCTTTGTATTCGGCTGCCGATGTGTTGTTGGCATGTTCGATGGGTGAAGGGTTCGGTATCCCAGTTATTGAAGCTCAGGCGTGTGGGACTCCTGTGATTGTTTCCAACTTTTCGGCTCAGCCTGAGTTGGTTGGGGATGGTTGGCTGGTGGATGGGCAACCCTTCTGGGATGCCGCCCAGAAGGCGTGGTTCTTCACCCCGTCTGTGGCTTCCATCCTGAATGCCCTGAGAGCCTCCTACGAGGCTCCTAGAGGCGTCTCAGCGAAGGCTGTGGAGTTTGCCCGCCAGTATGACGCAGACGCCGTCTATGAGCGTTTCTGGAAGCCTGCTATCAAGGAGATTGTGGCGTGGTGCCGATCGTCCCAGTCGTAGTCGTCCCGGTGCTCACTGAGCATGAGCGGGTGGATGCCATGCTCACATCGTTTGATGGGCGCATCGGCGACTTGGTGGTGATTGATAACGGGAACCATCCGAGGTGGGTGCCGTCTACCGATAAGGCTCGGAACATCTATCACTATCGGATGCCCACGAACCTTGGTGTGGCTGCGTCATGGAATCTTGGTATCAAAGCAACATGCAAGTCAACCGGGTGGATGGTGGTGAATCATGACATCGGGTTCGGTGCGAACGGTGTGGAAGAGTTCTTTATGCAGGCCACGACCGACAACATTGTGCTTGGTGGCAAACCACCCTGGTCATGCTTTTGGGTTGGTGCTGAAGTTGTCAAGAAGGTCGGCTTGTTTTGTGAAGGATTCCATCCCGCCTACTTCGAGGACAACGACTACCAGATTCGGGCGCAACGCAAAGGCGTGGACATCAAGTTTTCAACTGCTGCCATCTTCCATCGGAACTCGTCCACATTGAACTCATCGGACAGGTTCAAGCAGTTGAACCAAGCAAGTTTTGATGCGAATCGAATCTTGTTTGAGCAGCGCATGAATGGTGACGTTCCGTTGGATTGGGATTTGGCTAGACGTTTGGAGTTGGGCTGGGACTGATGCGCGTCTTTGACGGTGTTCTGTACAACGGTGAGGCTGACGTGTTGGAATGTCGACTCACCGAGTTGGATCAGGTTGTTGACAAGTTTGTGATTGTTGAGGGTGACAAGTCGTTCACTGGTCGAGCCAAGGAGCGTGGGAGTCGTGAACGGTTTGCGCGTTGGGCGGAGAAGATTCATTGGGCGGATTTCGTTACCCCGGTGGCGTCGGACCCTTGGGATGTTGAAGCTGCGACTCGTGACCATCTGTTCAACGAGTTCCAAGGTTTGGGTGTTTCTGCTGAGGATGTGGTGACTGTTTGTGATGCTGATGAGATTTGGTTGCCGGGGATGGTGGAGGCGTTTGCGTCTGGTTGGCATGCGGTGATGATGCGGCATCTGGTGTTCAGTGTTCATTGGGAGGCACCGTTGGAGGTGACGTGTGTTGGTGGCCCGTGGGGTGTGCGTGCTGCGTCTGCGGATGTGATTCGGCGTAGCCATCGGAGTCATTTGCCGAAGTTGATTGGTGGTTGGCATGTGGCGTGGATGGGTGGACCTGCGTGGTGTGCGAACAAGATTCGACAGTTCAGTCATCAGGAATATAACCGTGATGATGTTGACGCCAAGATGTTGCGCTGTTTTCAGGATGGTGTGTTCGTTGACGGGTTGAGGTTGAATGAGGTGGAGATTACTTCGGATTGGCCGAAGTGGATTCGTGACGGTCATCATCCTGAGTCGTGGGTGTGGCGTCGATGAAACTTGTCGTGGTGTGCCCTGGTGGGGCGGTGACTGGTGGACCCGAGGCGTTGCATCAGTTGGTGCATACGGCTAACGAGATTGAGCGTGGATCGGCTGCGATTCTGTACTACCCGTTCGTGCCGCAAACGACACCTGAGCCGTATCAGCATTATGTGTGTCCCAAGATTTTGCGTGAGCAAGTACCAGCGGATGCGTTGGTGGTGCTGCCAGAGATTTGGCCTGAGATGGCTTACACGTTTCAGAACCGTTGCGCGTTGTGGTGGTTGAGTGTTGACAACTTCGGGACTCATGGGCAACGGAACCTTGAGAGGATTTCGTATCATTTGTGCCAGTCGCAGTACGCCTGGGACCATGTGCGCAACATGGGTAAGCGGATGATGTTGACTGATTGGGTTGATGTGGTGCCGGTGGAACGGGTGAGGCATCAGCAGGTGGCGGTCAACCCGGCTAAGGATGCAGGCATGTTGCGACCGTTTCTGGACCTTGGCAGGTTTCAGGTGGTGGAGTTGCGTGGCATGAATCGGGTGCAGTTGTCGGAGGCGTTGCATTCCTCGAAGGTGTACATAGATTTCGGTTCGCATCCTGGGCGGGACCGTTTGCCTCGGGAGGCTGCGTTGGCTGGGTGTGCGGTGATGTCAACGTATTTCGGTGCGGCCACCTACTGGGAGGACATGCCGTTGGCGAACTGGTACAAGTTTGAGACGTTGGGTGAGCTGGTTGGCAAGGTTGAGGAGTTGATGGATCGTCGTGTTCCTTCGGCTTCGTCTTTGGCGTATGCGGCGTGGGTTCGTCGGAATCGTGGCGAGTTTGAACGTGAGGTAAGTTCTCTGCTGTCTGTCGTTGAGTAGGATTGAACCACGATGGCAACCAATGGATACGCGACCTTAGCCGAAGTCAAAAGTGCTTTACGGATTGGTACGGCTGACACGGCTGACGATGTGCTGATTGATAACTGCATTGATGCCTCATCTCGTTTGATTGATGGCTACTGCAACCGACAGTTCTGGGCGTACAGCTCAGCCACCGTGCGCGTCTATCAGGCGAACACTGAATATGTGTGTGATGTGGATGATTTTTATACGACCACGGATTTTGTATTGAAGACCTCGACGTATGCTGACGGCAACTTTGATGTCACTTGGTCTGCCACGGATGTGCAACTTGAACCATTGAACGGATTTCTTGATGGCATCGCTTGGTCGTACAACAAACTTCGTGCCGTTGGCGACTACCTGTTCCCGACAGTGAACGCCAACTTCGGTGAACAAGCACTCGTCCAGGTGACTGCCCGATACGGTTGGGCCACGGTGCCGACACCTGTGAAGCAGGCTTGCATCATCCAGTCGTCACGATTGTTCAAACGTCTGGACAGCCCACTGGGAGTAGCCGGATTCGGCGATCTCGGGGCCATACGTGTCTCACGATTCCTTGACCCTGACATGGCTCAGTTGGTTGAGCCGTATCGTCGGATGCGGATGTTTGCATGACCGCAACACCAAGCCAAATCAAAGACGCGCTCAAAACCGCCATCCAAACCATCCCAGGGTTACGGGCCTACGACTATCAACCTGACCAGGTGAATCCACCGTTCGCCTTCGCGACGTTGGAAGAGATTACGTATCACGGTGCGATGGGTGCAGGCAACATCGTCAACCGATTCTCCGTCACGGTGGTGGTGCAGCGAGCGTCGGAACGGTCTGCTCAGGACAAACTGGACGGCTATGTCGCCTATGACGGAACCCAATCCGTTCGTGCAGCTCTCGAAGCCGACCGCACATTGGGTGGTGTCGTGCAAGACCTGATCGTCACAGGTGCCACCAACATCACCAACATTGATGCCAACGACACCCTGTATCTGACGGTTGATTTCCAACTCATCGTGTACGCTTAGATCATGGCAAAGTACCTTGTCTCAGGCCCATTCCCAGTCACCGGGGTTCAACCCGGTGGACATGTGGACGGCAAAGGGATTGACAATGTAGAGTTGTTGATCGGGGCGGGAATACTTACTCCCGTTTCCGATAAAGTTTCATCCAAGAAAACCGAAGCCGAAAAGGCAGGAGAATAAAACATCATGGCAAAGTTGGTCCTCAAAGACGTCAACGTAGTATTCAACGGCACCGACATCTCGGCGAACGTCGCATCAGTAACACTCAGCACTTCGGCTGCTGAAGTTGCGACCACCGCATTCGGTTCCTCAGCGATCACTCGAGTGTCGGGTCTGATTGACAACTCGGTGACGTTCGCAGTCCACAACGACTACAACGCCATTGACGGATTGTTCTTCCCGCTCGTCGGTGCGACCGCAGTAACTTGCGTCATCAAGCCAAACGGAACTGCTGCTGCCTCTTCGGCCAACCCGAGCTATACCTGCTCCGTGTTGGTAACGGAGTGGACTCCAGTGAACGGTGCAGTCGGCGACCTCGCCACCGCAGACGTCACGTTCCCAATCTCAGGCGCAATCACCAAGGCTGTCGCCTAGTTCTAATCACTTCACCCTGCGGAGGTAATACATGAAACTTGGATTGAACGTGCACACGCACGACGGCAAGAAACGGACTGCTGTCGTACAGTTCGCCGACTGCGTCAAATACGAAGAAGTGCACAACATCTCCATGTCCAAGGTTGAAGAGGACATGAAGATTCGTGACCTTGCCTGGTTGGCTTGGCATTGCGAAAAGCGCAACAAGTTGCATTCACTCGACTTTGATTCTTGGCTTGAGACCATAGAGAACATCTCTATCGGTAACGAGAGCGAGAACGTGATACTCCCTTTGGAGAGCACTCAGTCCATTGGCTAATCGCCTATTTGGCGTGCGAGACAGGCATTGCGCCTTCTCAACTACTGGCTGAGTCACCACGAATGATTTGGACGATGCAGAAGTATCTGTATTGGCGTCACATACAACAGAACCCCAACACGCCGTACAATCGTTCCAATGGCTAAAGTTTCAACAGGCACCCGGATTGCGTCGGGTCGTGCCGGTGACGTTTCGTTCGCTGCACCAGGACTCATAGAGTTTCTGCGTGATGCTTCACAAGCCCTAAAAGGTTTTGACCTTGAGATGCGCAAAGCGGCTCAAGAAGTAGCACAGCACGTAGTTGATCGGGCAATCGTCAACGCCAACGCACAACCACCGCAAGGCAAACCCCGAGACGGTTCATCCGGACATTCTCAAGCCAGTCAAGTAGCCAGAGCATTGCGTGCTCGACGCGACCGCATCCCGACCATCAAATTGGATCACAAGCGTGGTTTCGTTTCTGCTTCACGTCCAAATCGCGGTCGCAAGACGAAGGTAACGATGGGTGATGTGTTCTATGGTGCCGAGTTCGGTGGCCGTCGCAGAAAAACGACGATGCAGTTCCCACGGCACCGTGGCCGCCAAGGCTATTTCTTCTGGCAGGCGGTACGAGATAACAAGTCCTTCATCGTCAAAGAGTATTCGGATGCGATTGAGCGGGTCTTGAAGAACCTTGCCAAAGGTGCTCAGTGACGCTACGCTGACCTACAAGGAGCCCGCCATGTTTCCTGAGATTCAGTTGGACAACGTTCGTGCCGTCAGGTTCGACTACGTCAAATCTGTCGTCCCCAAACCGCTCGCTGGTTCGTGGGTGCAGTTGTGGTCTCGTCTGTGCATCCGTAAGGAAACCCGACGCAAGGATCAGCGTGCGCTGTGGTCGCCAGTCATCTACGCATCAGGCACCACACGAAGCAATCGCAACGTTGAGGCTGTGACCTGTCTCGTCGTTGACATGGACGGTGAGTCGTTTGACCACGCTCGGTTGGATGGCTTGGAATGGTTCGCATACACCACATGGTCGCATCGCCCGAACGATGAGCACTGGCACTTGGTGCTCCCTCTCAAAGACCCGGTGCCTGCACATCGTTGGGCAGAGGTGTGGACTCGGTTGCATGAACGCATCAACGTCGTCGGCGACCCAGCCACGAAGGACCCTGCACGCATCTTCTATCTCCCTCAGCATCCTGTGGGACGGTTTGATTGGTCGTCTCGGAAGTATGGGCATGGCGAGTTCTTGGATGCTGAGTTGGGTGAGTTGTTCGTTCCGCCTCGAATGGTGGTGTCGTCAATGCCGAAGGCTGCGCAGTCACCTCGACGTAGCAACGAGCACTACCGTCCAGAGTCATGGTGGAATGAACCGCAAGACTTATCACGGTTCGCCGGGATGACGCAACCACAGATTGCAGCCAAGCTGCTAGGCGAGTTGAGAGACCTGCGAAAGTCATGGGTCTTTGACTGAGTAGAATGTGCGCTCATGGCCGTTGAGCGACAGTTCATAGTAAAGCTGCTGGCTGACCCCAAAGGGATCATTGCCGACTTCCAGAAGGTTCGCGGCGAAGCAGAAAAGACGTTCGGTATTTCCAATGCCAAACTGCAAGAACTTCTGCCAGGGTTCAAGATTCTTACGACTGCAGCAGCAGGTGTGTTCGGTGGCTTGGTTGCTGGTGCAGGTCTGGCGGTCAAGGCCGCTGCGGAGAATCAGGCTGAGCAGCATCGTCTTGCCCAAATCCTGAACACGACTGGCAAGGCGACCAGAGATCAAATCAAAGACCTGAACGCTCAGGCTGATGCGCTTGAAGCGGTCGGTGTCGTCGCAGGTGGCAATGTCACCGTTTTGCAATCACAACTTGCCACGTTTGATTTGCAGGCTGACACAATCCAGAAGTTGACCCCAGCAATCGTCGACTACGTGCTCGCAGAAAAGGGTGCGACGGCAACATCCGAAGACTTCAAGTCAATGACCAACGGCCTCGCCCAGGCATTGAACGGCCAGTTCGGTGCATTGACTCGTGCCGGGTTCGTCCTTGATGAGAACACCAAGTCGTTGATTAGTAACGGAACCGAATCTGAGCGTGCCGCTGCAATCGTGGACGTGTTGAGCTCTACCTACGGCGGGTTCAACGAGGCGTTACGCAACACCACAGAAGGTCAACTGTTGGCTTTCCGTAACTCGATAAACAAACTGCAAACAGATTTGGGCACCGCGTTGCTGCCAGTCTTCAGCAAAGTTGCGGAGGCTTTGGCGAGCTTTGCTGGCTTTGCCGCTAGGAACAGCACGGTTGTTGGGGTGCTTGCGCTTGCGGCCGGTGTGTTGTCGGCTGGAATCTTGGCTTTGGCTGCCACGTTGAAAGTAGCCGCATTCCGAGCCCGTTTGTTGGAAGTAGAAATACTCAAGAACAGTGTCGCATTCAAGGCTGCCAACACAGCCGCAATGAGTCTTGGCAAAGGACTTGCTGGGTTGATGATTGCTGAGGCTTTGGCTCCCGTGTTCAATTCTTTGACCGGTGCTACGAGTCGTGCAGATAAGGCGTTTGTAAATGCCAACGCCAGTCTTACTTTGTTTGCGGCAGGCACAGAGACCGCTGAGGATGTTCTAAAAAACTTTATTGATGTTGCGCAGAAAGACTTGCAAAAGTTTTCTCCTGCCGCAGCTTTGAAAGATGCTTTGACATTCCAGGGATTTGGCAGAGACTTCAAGTTGCTAACAAATGATATCGCCTTGGATATCGAGGTCGTTGACCGGACATTCAAGAAGTTTGCTGATTCAAGCCCTGAAGCTGCCCAAAAGGTCATTGATGCCTTGAAAGCGCAGTTGGCTGTCACCGACCCGTCAACCCGTTCATTCCAAGATTTGACGGACGCAGTAGCACGTTACGAAGGACAACTGCTCGTTACACGGTTGGCGCAAGGCGGCCTGAACGAAGAACTTAGGGAGACTCAATCGTTGCAAGAGGTTGTGTTTGGTGTTCAACTCAAAGCAACTTTGAGCAAGTATGACGACCTTCGGGCTAACAATGCGAACGCTGATTCATTGAAGAAGTTTCAGCGAGAGGTGTATGGTCTCACAGAAGCAACCAAGGGTGGAACTTCTGCAACTGAGAAACTTGCTCAAGCAAAGGCGAAGTTGAAGTCGTCTACTGATGCGGTTGGTTCGGCACAAATCACGAATCGTAACGCTGGTGAGCGTTTGGAGTCGGCTGAGAAGTCTTTGACCAAGGCAACGACCGACGCTATTGCTGCTCGTGACAAGTTGCGTATCGCCATGAAGGGCTACGGTACGGACTCGAAGGAAGCTGCTGCTGCGTCACGGACGTTGGCTGGGGCCCAACGGGACTTGCAGCGTTCGCAGCGTGGTGTGGAGACTGCGTTGCGGAATGTGGCTGAGGCTGAGAAGCGTTTGGCTGAGTTGCGTAACAAGGCTGCTGATCCGAATGAGGTTATGAATGCCGAGTTCGGGTTGGAGAAATCAAAACTTGATGTTGAGGAGGCGACGTTGGCGGTTGCTGACGCTGAGGATGCTCTCGCCAAGACGTTGGCTGACCCGGAGGCTTCGCCGCGTGATAAACGCAAAGCGGAGTTGGCTTTGGTTGCGGCGAAGTTTGCGTTGCGTGATTCAATCATTTCGGCTGGTGAAGCGGAGCGCGAGGTCATTGCGACTCGTGCAACTGGGGCTACTGCTGAGGAGTTGGCTGAGGCTGAGCGTGCCCTGGAGGATGCGAAGTTGTCGGTTGCGGATGCTTTGGATTCTCAGACGACTGCTTTGGAGCGGTTGAACGAGCAGCAGGAGAACTATCGCAAAGTCACGGAAGGCATCAACGAGCAGGATAAAGAGTTCTTGGAGTTGTCCGCCGAAATTGTCAAGGCGGACGAGGACCAGGCGACAGCGGCTATCGGTGTTCGTGACGCTCGGGAAGCCGCTACCAAAGCGACGGACGAATTGCGTCAGGCTGAAGAGGAGTTGCGTAAAAGCCGTAAAGAGTTGCGTTTGGCCGGTGGGAAGCCACCGGGTCGTGCCTTTGGTGGTCCTGTGATGGGTGCTCGACCATATGTGGTTGGTGAGCGTGGACCTGAGTTGTTTGTTCCGAACTCCAGTGGAACGATTGTTCCTAATTCGCGTCTTGGCGGTGGTGGTGGTGGGGTGGTTATCAATGTGAGTGTTGGTGGCGGTGTGGTGAATGGGGCTGCGGTGGGTCAGGAGATTGCTGAGTATCTGCGTGACTTCACTCGTGTGAACGGTCCGCTTGGCGATTTTGTGTCGGTGTAACTCATGGCGAAGACGATGCCGTGGGGTGAGGTCCTCAAAGTTGAGTTGGATGTCGGCTACATTGCTGATGCATTCACGTTGGATTCATCCACGTTGGATGGTCCCCAAGTCTTGGATGGGACGAGCGATTTCGTAGACATCACCGAATACGTCACGAATGTGAACATCACTCGTGGCCGTTCGGATCAGTTGTCAACTTTCGGTCCAGGTATCTGCACGATTGTTGCTGATGACCGTGCAGCGAACCGTCAGTTCGACCCGGCGAACACCGCATCACCCTGGTATCTGAACGACCTCGGTATTGCACCGCGACGCTTCATGCGGGTGTATGCGGGTACGGCTGGGGATGAGCCTCTCTGGTATGGCCGTGTGAACGATTTGGATATCGAGTATTCGCAGCCGAACATTTCGTTCGTTTCCATTTCGGGTGTGGATGATTTGTCGGACTTTGCCAAGAGTGACCTGTTGGCGTTCACCCCAACACAGACCACTCCGCAGGGTCGGTTTGCAGAGATTCTTGACCGACCCGAAGTGGCGTACTCGACTGCGACTCGGAGCTTGTCAACGGCGTGTGTGGCGACATTGGGGACGGTGGCGTATGGCGACAACGTGAATGCGAAATCGGCGTTAGATGCTGTCGCCCAGGCTGAAGATGGACGGTTCTTTGTGTCGAAGGATCCGACGGTTGGTGTGGTGTTGCAGCCACGTATCTCGTTCTCGTTTGATACGCCGACGTTGACGTTCTCGGATGTGGCTGGGACTGCTATCCCGTATCAGAACTTGTCGGTCGGGTTTGGTGCTGAGACGCTCATCAACCGGGTGCAGGTTGGGGTGCAAGGTCATGCGATTGCGACTGCGGTGGGGACTGCGTCGATTGCCCAGTATGGGGTGTCGGCGTTGGCGTTGAATGATGTGCCGTTGTCGTCCACTGCTCAGGGCGAGTCGTTGGCTGCGAACCTGTTGGCGAAGTATGAGGAGCCGGTGTCGCGGTTCAATGAGATTGAGATTCTGTTGAACGGGTTGACGTTAGGTCAGCAGGAGTCGTTGGCTGAGTTGGAGATTGGTGATGTTATTGCGGTGACGAAAACGTATGCGGTGGGGTCGCCGTCGGTTGTCACCCAAAACGTGTTCATTGAGCGCATCCAGCATCAAATCAATCCGCAGGCTCATCGGATGGTGTTAGGTCTCGGTCAGGCGCAGCTGCTCACCCAGTTCATTTTGGACACCAGCGAACTTGACGACTCAACCGTTGGGCTAGGATAAGACCACTATGACCGCACGACAGAGCTTTACAGTTGGACAGACATTCACTGCTGCGCAGGCTAACGGTTTGGCCGAAGCGGCCATCGCAGTGAACGCACAAGGCACAGCCACTTCGTACACACTTCTAGCCACAGATGCGGGGAAACTCATCACGTTCACAGGCGGTTCAGCAACCATCACAATCCCTTCGAGCGTTCTTGCTATCGGCGATCAAGTGAACGTGGCTCAACTTGGCACAGCGCAAGTTACTTTCGGTACTGCGTCGGGAGTCACTCTTGTCTCTGACGGAACGGCACGCAAAACGAAAGGTCAATACGCAGTCGCCACTTGTGTTCAATACGACACAAACGCTTGGCTGCTTCTCGGAAACATAGCGAGCTAAACAATGCAAATCCTTGCAGTGCCTTCTGGTGCTCAGGCTCCAACGAGCGTAGAGTATCTTGTTCTCGCTGGCGGAGGCGGTGGCGGCGGTCAACGCAACACGAACGGCTCGGGCGGCGGCGGCGGCGCGGGCGGCTATCTAACGAGCGCCTCGTTCTCAGTGACACCCGGAGCATCTCTCACGGTCACGATCGGAGCCGGAGGAGCCG